CAGGGATTGGGGATTAGGGATCGGCGGCCGGGGGGCGAGAGTCAGGCATGCGGCTGCGGGCAGCGGGGGACGCGAAACCGAGGAGACGGCAGAGGCCAGGAGTTCCCCGCTCGTTGCGAATCCGGCTCCCGATCCGCAATCGCCAGTCTCCACTTCCCAGTCTTTTGTGCCACGGCCGGCGGGGTTTCTTGATGGCCAGCGAGACCGCGGCCTAGTGCCGATCTGTCGGCCGCGGCGGCCTGCGCCGGAACCTGCACCCCAGGTGATCGTCCAGAGCGACCCGGAGATCAGCCGCAAGCTCGACGTGCTCATTGCGAATACGACGCCTCGGCCGGCGGCCGCGGAAGCGGAAAGGGGAACGGAAACGAATCCGGCGCCGCCGACCCATCCGATCGTCATGCTGTTGGTCGTCGGCGGGGCGGTGGCGCTGGGGTTTGTCGTCTACTTCGGTGCTGCCAAGCATCCGTGATGCACGGGCGTCGTTTCCGGTTCACGAGTTGCGTTGCAGACCCGTTTCTCACCAGGAGCCTCAATCATGGAAAACGTGCCTCCCCTGATCCAGTACGTCATTGTCGGTGTTGCCGCGCTGGTGGCGACCGTAGTCGTGTTGTGGCTTTACAACCGCCGTGAGAGGCGGCGAAAACACGCGCTGGAGCTGGCGCGGCTGATGAGCCAATGGGGGCTGAGCTGGTTTGCCGAGGCGTATGAGTGCTATGCGGTCGGCGATTACAGCGGCCTGGTTTGGAAGGTGAAGGAGGTGATTTCCGCGGTCCGCACGGACGAGGCGATGGTCGGCAAGCTCTGGGAGGTGGCGGTGAAAGTGACGACCTACGCGGCGGCCAACGATCCGACCAAGGCCGATGAGCTTCGCAAGATCCTTGGCGGTGCGAAGTGAAAAGGCCGAAAGACGACGCGGGAAGGGGGTGTGTATGAAGATTGAGGAGTGGAGTGTTGTGGGGGTGATCGTGTCGGGGCTCTTGGCGATTGGGCCGTGGATGTTCATGGTCCACGCGAAGCTGGCGGTTCTCGCCAGCCAGGTGGCCATGCTCTGCCAGAAGATGGACCAAGCCGCCCAGACCCAGGAAAAGCTCTGGTCGGTGCATGCCCGGCACGCCTCGAAACTGGAGACCCACGACGTGCAGATTGCCCAGGTCAGCCAGAGGATGAGGGAACTGGAGAGGTAGGGATTGGGGATTAGGGGTTAGAAGCCGACGATCGGCCATTGCCCGCAAAGCCAATCCCTGATCCCTTGTAAACTTCGATGCAAATCCGCGATCGCATTCGAGAACTCCGGCGTGTTCGGGCTGGGCTGCTGCGGCCGAACCCGAGGAATTGGCGGACGCATCCGGCGGCGCAGCGTGACGCGCTGTGCGGCGTGCTGGCCGAAATCGGCTATGCCGACGCGCTGGTGGCTCGCGAACTGCCCGACGGGTCGCTGGAGCTGATCGACGGCCATCTCCGCGCGGAGACGACGCCCGACGTGGATGTGCCCGTCCTGGTGGTTGATCTGGACGATGACGAGGCGGCGAAGTTGCTGGCGGTGCTCGATCCATTGGCCTCGCTGGCCGTGGCGAACCAGGACGCGCTGGCCGAACTGATCGCGCAGATCGAGACCGAAAGCGAGGCCGTGCGGAAACTGCTCGACGAACTGGCGGATACCGACGTCGAGACCCTGCAGTCTTCGCTGTCGCGGCCCGAGGTCGAAGTGCCCGAGGTGTTTCAGGTCGTGGTTGAGTGCCGCGACGAGGACGAGCAACGGGCCGTGTTCGAGCGGTTGCAGGGCGAGGGGTATCGCTGCAAGTTGTTGACGCTGTGAGGAGAGAGGGATTAGAGGTCCGGGATTGCCGACCAGCCGCAAGTCTAATCCCAAGTCCCTGATCCCTCCGTTTGCCCATGACTCGCATCGACGTGGAAGTGAGCTGTCCGGTGTTCGATTCGTTTCGGGTCGAGCAAGTGGCCGGGCTGTTTGATGTGCCGCTGGCCGAGCGGGCTGTCGAGCGGTTTTCGGTCGATGTGCCCGAGCTGGGCGAGGCGTGGCGACTGGGGCTGGGCGTGGGTCCGTCGGGGAGCGGCAAGACGACGATGGCGCGGCGGCTCTTTGGCGACGCGGTCTATCGACGCGACCCGTGGCCCGAAGATCGCGCGGTGGTCGATTGTCTGGGCGAGTTGCCGATCAAGCGGATCACGGGTCTATTGACGGCGGTCGGTTTCAGTTCGCCGCCGAGTTGGATCAAGCCGTATCACGTGCTTTCGGGCGGGGAGCAGTTTCGGTGCGACCTGGCCAGGGCGCTCGCCAGAGCGAGCGGCGGGGGGGAAGGGATTACGGGTTGGGGATCAGGGATTAGATCTGCAACCGACGTCGAATTGCAGCCGCTAATCCCTGATCCCCAATCTCTAATCCCTCGTCTGGTCGTGTTCGACGAATTCACCAGCGTCGTGGACCGGACGGTGGCGCGGATCGGGTCGGCGGCGATTGCCAAGGCGATTCGCTCGGGGACGATTCCGTGCCGGCTGGTGGCGGTGAGCTGCCATTACGACGTGTCCGAGTGGCTCGAGCCGGATTGGGTGTTGGACATGGCGACGTCGACGTTCACGCGGAGGCGTCTTCGGCGTCCTGCGATCCGGCTGGAAGTCGTTCGCTGCCGACGTGAGGCTTGGCGACTGTTTGCGCGTCATCACTATTTGAGCGGCTCGCTCGGCCGCGTGGCGCGGTGTTTCCTGGCCCTGTGGGAAGACACTCCCGTGGCCTTTTGTGCGACGGTCGGACTGATTGGGCGCCGCGGGCGGCGGCGGATCAGCCGGCTGGTCGTGCTGCCTGACTTCCAGGGCATCGGGATCGGCATGAGGCTGGCCGAGACGATTGCCGAGTTGCACCGGGCCGAGGGTCATCGGGTGAACGTGACGGCGAGCCATCCGGCGCTGATCGCCCATTGCCGGCGCTCGGCCAACTGGCGCGCCGTGGGCGTGCGCAAGACGGGCTCGCGGCGGACGGAGCGGTTCATCCACAACTACCATGGTTCGGCCGGCCGGGCAGTGGTCTCGTTTGAGTACATGGGAAACCAGGGATTAGGGATTGGGGATTAGGGATTGGCGAAACCAGCGCGAAAGCCCGTTCTGGACGACGCGAAGAAACGTGAGATCATCGCGATTCTCTCGGTCGGGTGCAGCCGGCGAGCGGCGGCGAGGTACGTCGGGTGCGCGCCGGCGACGATCCTCCGCGAGGCCCAGCGCGACGCGCATTTTGCCGACGAGCTTCGCAAGGCGGCCCAGGCGATCGAGATCAACTACTTGAGGGACATTCAGAAGGCAGCGAAGAAGGAGCAGTACTGGCGCGCTGCGGCCTGGGCGCTCGAACGATGCCACCCCGAGCAGTACGCTGCCCGGGGACCCGATTGTGTCACGCTGGACCAGGTTCGCCAACTGCTTGCCGAGTTGGTCCGAATCGTCGTCGAGGAACTGCCGTTGCCTGAACACCGCAAAGAGATCCTCAAACGTTTGGACAGCCTCATCCGCGGATTCTACCTGCTGGCCGAAAAGCGAACCAAGAAGAAGGTCTCGTATGATCTCGAAGACGTTGAAAGCTGAAGGCGGCATGCAGGAGGACGGGAGCGGCCGCCGCTGCGAGGGAAGCCCTGCGGGTGATTCGCGTCAACGGCGATTTTCTCCGCTTTCAAACGTATTCCCGTTTTCTGACGAGTCGGTCGGCCTGAGCCACCGGGAAAGCCTGCTCCTGTTCTTCCGCAACGAGCTGGCTCGACAGCACGGCGCCGCGCGGCGACAATTGGCCGAGGGCAACGGGACGGGCGGGCTGCTGCACTGGGGGGCGACGTATCTGGCCTCGCACTTCACGCTGGCCCCGTCGTCCATGCACCGCTGGATGGCCGGCTGGCTCGATCGGCTCGCGCGGCGTCGCGGCCAGAAGCTCAACGTGCTCGGCCCCCGGGGCGCGGCGAAATCGACGCTGGGCGCGCTGGCCTATCCGCTTCGCGCCGCGCTGGAGGGGAGCGAATCGTACATCTGGATTGTCTCCGACACGCACGGCCAGGCACGGACCCATCTGAGGAATCTTAAGAGCGAGTTGGAAGGCAACCGGTTGCTGGCGGCGGCCTATCCGGGGGTCGCCGGCGCGGGGCCGGTCTGGCGAGCCGACGCGATCGTTCTGCGGAACGGCGTGGCTATCGAGGCGTTTGGCACGGGCCAGCGGCTCCGTGGGCGGCGCCACGGAGCCCATCGGCCGACGCTTATCATCTGTGACGACCTGCAAAACGACGGCCACACCCTCTCGGCGGCGGCGCGTGACCATTCGCGGCAATGGTTTCACGGGACGCTGTTGAAGGCCGGCACGCCGCGGACCAACGTCGTGAACCTGGCCACGGCCCTGCACCGCGAGGCGCTGGCCGTGGAGCTCTGCCACGCGCCAGGCTGGAAGTCGCGCACGTTTCGGTCGATTGTCCGCTGGCCGACCGACATGGGACTGTGGCAGCAGTGGGAGGCGATCGTTGCCGATCCGGCGAGCGACGACCGGACCGCGGCCGCCCGGCGATTCTACGAGGAGCACCGCGAGGCGATGGACGCCGGGGCCCGCGTGCTCTGGCCCGAGCAAGAGGATCTCTACGCGCTGATGTTGATGCGGGCCGAAGGCGGCCGGGCGACGTTCGAGCGGGAGAAGCAGAACTCGCCCATCGATCCCGAGCAGTGCGAGTGGCCCGAGTCGTATTTCGGCGAGACGATCTGGTTCGACGCGTGGCCGGAGAGCCTGCGGGTGAAGACGCTGGCGCTGGATCCGAGCAAGGGGGCTGACAGCCGGCGGGGCGACTATGCGGCGCTGGGGGCGTTGGGCGGGGACCGGCGGGGCGTGCTCTATCTGGAGGCGGACCTGGCGCGTCGGCCGGCGGCGCAGATCGTGGCCGACGGCGTGGCGTGGTACCGGCGGTTCCGTCCGGACGCCTTCGGCATCGAGGCCAACCAGTTCCAGGAATTGTTCGGCGCGCAGTTCGAGGCGGAGTTTGCGCGGCAAGGCGTGCTGGGAGCGCGGCCGTGGCTGGTGGACAACCGAGTGAACAAACTGGTGCGGATTCGGCGGCTGGGGCCGTACCTGGCGTCGGGTCGGCTGCGGTTCAAGAGCGGGTCACCGTCGACGCGGCTACTGGTGGAGCAGCTCAGGGACTTCCCGGCCGGCGATCACGACGACGGACCCGACGCCGCCGAAATGGCCATTCGACTGGCGGTCGAAACCACGGACAGGACGGGCGTGGATGACGGACTTGGGAGCCGGTTGGTTGGGACGACTTAGACAGCATTAGCAAGATGGACAAGATGGAGCTCGGAAGTTCTGTCTAACTGTTGGTCAGAGAACATGAGTGAACTGGAAAGGAGGTGGTTATGTCGAACCATTGCGCACAGGCGGCGGCCGGGATGGATCGGGTTGCGATAGGTCAGCGCCAAGTGGTCGAGGCGTTTGATGATCTTTGGGGGAGTCTGGTCGATCCGGGGGAGGCGTTGGCGGATGAGGACGGCGCGCCGTGGCGGCTGGTTGCCGGCGGCAGCCCGCGCGGCGGTCTCGTCGAGGCGCCTTTCGCGACCGAGACCGAACTGGCCGCGATTCGCGCCGAGTGCCGCGCGCTGGCCACCACCAACGAATTCGCGATCAACGGGCATGAGAATCGGATCAGCTACGTCGTTGGGACGGGCCACACGTATCGGGCTGTGGCGCGACGGGAGAGCGACGCCGACGCGACGCTGCTGGCCGACGTGCAGGCGGTTCTCGACGAGTTTGTGCGGGTCAACCGCTGGCACGCGCGGCAGCAGGAGATCGTCCGGCGGCGGGACCGCGACGGCGAGGTGTTTGTGCGGCTGTTCGCGGGCGACGATGGCATTGCCCGGGTACGATTCGTCGAGCCGGCCCAGGTAGCCACACCCGCGGCCGAGGCGGGTGAGCCCGCGGCCAGCTTCGGCATCCGCACGTCGCCGGAAGACGTGGAAAATGTCCTGGCCTACTGCATCGACGGCCGCTGGGTTGACGCGGCCGAGGTGCAGCATCGCAAGGCCAACGTCGACGCCAACATGAAGCGTGGGCTGCCGCTGTTCTACCCGGTGCGAAAGAATCTCCGCCGGGCCGAGAAGCTGCTGCGCAACATGAGCGTCCTGGCCGAGATCCAGTCGGCCATCGCCCTGATTCGCAAGCACAACGCGGGAACGCGGGCGAGCGTGCAGCGGTTCGTCGACGCGGCCGCCGACGCGACGGCGACCAGTCCCGCGTCGGGCCGAACGAGCCATTTTCGCCGCTACGCGCCGGGCACGATTCTCGACGCGTTTGCCGGCATGGAATACGAGTTTCCGACGATCGGCCTGGACGTGAGCCGCTACGTGGTCGTGCTCGCGGCCGAGCTCCGCGCGATCGCCAGCCGGCTGGTCATGCCCGAGTTCATGCTCACCAGCGACGCGAGCAATGCGAACTACGCCTCGACCATGGTGGCCGAGGGGCCTGCCGTGCGGATGTTCCAGCGGCTTCAGCATGAGATGATCGAGGACGATCTGGAACTGTTCGACCGCGTGCTGCGGCTTGCGGTCCGCGCCGGGCGGCTGGACGAAGACACGATCGAGCGGGTCGCGGTGCAAGGTTTGCCGCCGTCGCTGGCCGTGCGCGACCGGCTCAAGGAGACGAAGGCCGACGAGATCCTGCTCCGCTCGGGCGCCATGTCGCGCGAGACCATGGCCCGGCGACACGGACTGGAGCCGGAGAAAGAGCGCTCGTCGGGGCGGCGAGACGAAGCGGCGACGGGGTGAGGCGGCCGAAACGGGCTTGCACCTGGGGGGAGTCGCAGGTACGATTCTGGAGTCTGGCCCCTTCGGTCGGGGGGCGTGTGGGGGTGGTCGTTTCCAAGCCGGCCGTCACACTGGGGATGGCTATGCGGAGGCTGTACGGAATCTTGTGTCATGCAACGTGGCACGGTCAACTTGGCCGTGTTTCTTCACGGGCTGGAAGCCCGTGCCACAGAATTCCGTACAGTTCCGCTATGCGTGGGTTGCGCGGAATCGTGATCGTGGCAGTCTGGGCCGGAGCGGCGATTGCGCTGGGCGAGGATCTTCGTTCGTCCACGATCGCTTCGGGAGCTTATGAGCAACCGGGCTTGGCCGGTGCGGCGCCGCCGGCGAAAGAGAAAACTCACGGCGATGCGTTGCCGTTTGGCGCGGTGCCGATCCCGATTGAGCGGATCGAGCCGGAGTCGGTCCGCTCGGGGGCCGTGGCGACGGACGAGTCGGTGGACCACTTCGAGGGTTCTGGTCGGGACTATGGAACGCCGCTCGATTCGGAAGACACGTTCTGCGGGACGTGCATCGACCAGCGGCCCCAAGCGTGGTACGTGCGTCTGGATTCCTTCCGCTGGAACGAGCGAATCGACTCCGTGGAGGTGGTGAACGAGTCGGGCATGTTGGTCACGATCGGCTACCAACGCCGGATCGAGGACTGGCGGCCGCGTCTGGAGCTGTTCAGCGGCAGCATGGACTACGATGGCCACGCCGTGTTCGAGGATTACATCGTTCCCTACGAGCAGGCCAACGGGACGGGCTATTTGGGATTCCGCGGCGAGATCGAGTACCTGATCGAGCCGGAATCGTGGTCCCACAATCGGATCGTGCTGGGGATCGGAACGCGGCTGTGGCGGCGGCGTCTGCACAACGGCCGTCTTCCTTCCGGGGAGCTGGTGGCCGGCTACGACGAAACCTGGTGCGCGTTTTATCCATACCTCGGCCTGGAGACGCGGGAACAGAGGTTTTCGGG